GGCGGCTGTGAGGTCAACAAGTCGAACCAGAACGTGATCTATGATGGTGAGTTCACCCCCGATCTGAACTATACACAGGCAGAACTTGAAAAGGCTATCAAAGCGGGTGAGTTCACTTTCCACAACGTCAACGGCGTTCCCCGCGTCCTTGATGATATTAACACTATGGTATCTACCACTGATACTTGCGGTGATATTTTCAAGGATAACCAGACTATCCGCGTGATCGATCAGATCGCCAATGATACCGCCGTTCTGTTTGCGACTAAGTATCTGGGCGCAGTTCCCAACGATGCGGCGGGTCGTACCTCTTTTTGGGCTGACCTTGTGAAGCTTCACAACGAACTTCAGAAAATCCGTGCTATCGAGGATTTCAAGGATTCCGATATTACGGTTGCACAGGGCGACACCAAAAAGTCCGTTGTGACTTCTGGCGCAATCTCTGTTATCAACGCAATGGGCAAGCTGTATATGTCCGTTTGCGTGTCTTAAAGAAAGGGGGTTAATGCAGTATGGCACAGCCTACGAATGTTTTTATGAAGTCTAAGGACGCGATTTCCGCGCGTCTGGCGGAATGCTTTGTCACCATTGGTGATCGCCGCTATAACTTCATGCAGATCATCAACTTTGAAGCAAAGATCGACAAGACCAAATCCAAAGTTCCCCGCCTTGGCACGATTATGATCGGCCACAAGTCCGTTGCACAGGAAGGCACTTATTCCGGCAAGGCGCATTACAATCAGTCCGTAATGCGTGAATGTCTGGCGGATTTCAAGCGCACGGGCGAGGATACCTACTTTGAAATTCAGGTCACGAACGATGACCCGGCAAGTGCGGCACAGCGTCAGACTGTTGTTTTCTACGACTGTCTGACCGATGGCGGCACGCTGGCTAAGTTCGATGCCGATTCGGAGTATCTGGATGAAGATATTTCCGGCACGTTCGATGATTATTCCATCCCGGAAGATTTCACCGAACTGGACGGTTTCGCCACTAACTAAGATCGTTGCCCCCGGATGCGGAAATGTACCCATTCGGGGGCTTTTCTTTGTAAAGAATGAGAGGTACAGAAAATGTCTAATTTTTCCTATTTTATGAAAGCGAACAAAAAGGTTAAGGAAAATGTTTTCCACCCTGTTACCGCTTCGCTGTGTGATGCCAACGGCAAGCCCCTTGATTGGGAGTTCCGGCATATCACCTCTAAGGAAAACGATGAAATCCGCGAGGATTGCACCAAAGAAATTCCTGTCACTGGCAAGCCTAACCTGTACCGCCCCCATGTGGACGGTAGCAAGTACACTAAGGAACTGCTTATCAAGTCCATTGTCACCCCCGATCTGTACAATGTCGAACTTCAGAACAGCTACGGCGTGAAAAGGCCGGATGATCTGCTGATGGCAATGGTGGACGATCCGGGCGAGTACAACGCGCTGGTGGCCTTTGTCCAGAATCTTCAGGGCTTCAACACCTCTTTCAACGATCTGGTGGATGAAGCAAAAAACTAATTGAAGAGGGCGACTGGGAAGCGAGTTTTGCTTTCTATGCCCTCTTAAAATTGCACATCTTACCATCCCAATTTCTTGAAATGGACGAACGGGAAAAAGCGTTCGTGATCGCGTCCATCAAGATCAAGCAAGAAGATGATGCAAGGCAGAAAAAAGAGCTTGAGAGGAAAGCAAGCCGGAAAGGACGGTGATTAAATGGCTTCTATCAAGACTTCAATCGAACTGTATGACAATTTTTCTGATCCTATGATGGATATTGTCAACGCCGCAAATGCTGGTACTATCGCTATTGAAAACGTACAATCCGCGATGAATGCGGGCGTAGATATGAGCGGTATTAACCGGGCTACGGCGGCAATGCAGTCTTTTGAAAACACGATGCAAGCCATTGAAGCACCCTCTTTTTCCTTTGGAGATGTGGACACCACCTTACCAGATTTGGGGGATGCAACTCCAAACATTACAGTCCCGGTGATTCCTGTTGTGGAAAGTCAGCCGCAAATTGACGTTCCCGATGGGATCAACGTACCTGTAACGGCGGAAGTTGTAGAGCAACCCCGAATTGACGTACCCGCTGGGATTGAAGTTCCCGTGAGTGCTAAAATTACGGAACAGCCGCAAATTGACGTTCCCGATGGGATCAACGTACCTGTTGAACTTTCTGGCGTGTCTGAATCTGAAAAGCAGATTCAAGATATTTCAACCAGATTGAACAACATTTTGAACTATCAGAACGCAATTAACAACGTGGGTCA